TTAACCTGAGTAACCGTTCCTACACCAGCAGAGAAAATGCTTACATTAGATGCAGAAGTGATACGGCCTTGAGCATCAACCGTAATTTGAGAAACCGTTGTAGCGTTACCATACGTTCCCGCAGTAACAGCCGTGTTCGCTAAACTAACGGTACCACTGGTCGTAATTGGGCCACCAGTCAGACCAGTACCCGTACTAACTTGGGTTACTGTACCTGTACCGTTACCTCCACCCCCTCCACCGCCAGCTACCTTTAGCATAGTTGCTCCTTACAGACCGTCACCCGGCGTAATATAAATTGTTGCAGTTCCACTAGCACTGATAGCTGTGAAATAAGCATTTGGCACAAACGTCAAAATCTCATCCGTACTCGGCAACAGAGGAAACGCTGTTTGTGAGCTTGTCACGACAACAGCATTGTTCGCGGCTTCTGCCGACGTACTTCCATAGCCTAGAAACACCGTTATTGTGCCTGTATTGATGACACGGTACTGGTTGCCACCTAGCGTAGTAGAAAGGCACTGAACAGGCGTAGGAGCCGCTACGTTAGCCGTAAACGTGATGGTGTTGCCGGTTTTAGTAAAGGCATTAAGTCCCACTAGACACCTCCCATGCTTGGTTAGCTTCATTCCAGCTATACATTCCACCGTCCGTAGGCATAGCTACTGGAGCTTGCCATTGAGCATCAGCATCTAACGTCCAGCTTGGATATGGCTGTGGTGGTACGAACGCATCTATAAAAGAGTTGTAGCTATAACCGATGCCAGCATAGTTCTTACGTATTTTGTTGTTGTAGCTAGTCTGTTTCCATGTACCACCAAACAGACGTTCGCAAAAGGCTGCGCCGATGTACTCTTTCTCTACACCATTAGCATCAGCCGTGTCCTTGTTATCAACAACAATAACTGAAACGACTACATTGTTTTCATCAAGCTGTGCAAAGTGTGCCATCTGCTTCTCCTATTGCTTTATCAAATTCGTCTGACTCAATCTTCATTTTTTCTAAATCTTCAGGCAACCAAATAGTCGGAATACTGTCTTCAAATTCACGTATTTTATCCATCACCCATTGCACTTCTTCCCATGATGGGCAAGGTCTTGGGTCTTCCCACCGTGTAAATGCAGTGTTAGAAATTTCCCACTTAGCATTAGGACGCAGCAATTGCATAGCCACATCAATGCCGTACATTCTGTAAAGTTTAGTTTCCATCAATATCCCCTATTGATTAATTTTAATAATTACGATGCCTGAACCACCAGTTCCTCCGGCAACACTACTAGTATCATTACCAGCACCTCCTCCACCACCTCCGGTATTAGCTGTGCCAGAAGTTGCAGCAGGTGAATTGCTTCTTAAACTTCCATTGCCTCCACCGCCAGTTCCTCCATTAGCAACAGGCCCAGCAACAGAAGAACCTCCACCACCACCAGCATAAGGAGTAGAAGTACCACTAATGGTCGATGCTTGTCCTGCACCGCCAGCACCTCCACTAGAGCTAGAACCAGCAGTTCCAGCAGCGGAAGCCCCGCCTCCACCACCAGCACCATATTGAGTAGCAACATTAGAACCAGCTCCACCACCAAACCCTTGATACGCTACAGCAGGGGCACCATTTCCACCGGCAGATGGTTGACTAGGAGTGTTTCCATTTCCAGCAGCGGAAGCCCCACCACCGCCACCACCGGCACCGCCTCCTGAACCACCATCAGCTCCGTTAATGTTTCTATCTCTACCAGGAGAACCTCCGCCACCGCCATTAGATGTGATAGTGATGAATGTTGAGTTTCCTCCTGAACCACCAAGAGTAGCCGCTGTTGATGCACCACCAGCACCTACTGTTACTGGGTATTCTGTTCCTGCAGTTACTGATAACGCTGTGCCAGTTCTAAAGCCACCTGCTCCTCCACCAGCAGAAATGCCTTGACTTGTACTTGTACCACCACCACCACCACCACCAGCCACGACTAAATAATCAACGGAGGTCACACCAGTTGGGGCTACCCATGCAGTTGATGATTTAAACGTAAAGACTGTTTGTGATGCTACTGAATATTTAAGAATGACTATGCCGGAACCACCTGTGCCGCCAGTATACGAAGTTGGAGCAGTTGAAGATGCTCCACCACCACCACCACCAAGATTATCTGATGCCGATGTTCCATTTCCTGAATTAGAACCATTAGCACCGCCACCTGAGCCACCTGTACCTGCTGGATTTCCTGCTGTAGCACCACCACCGCCACCACCGGCATAAGTAACACTAGACCCACTTATAGTTGACGCTTGACCTGCACCTCCATTACCAGCTATTACTGTAACTGCGTTTGCTCCTACGGCAGAAGCACCGCCGCCACCTCCCGCACCAGTAGCCCCATTACCTCCGGCAAATCCTTGATAAGCAACTGCGGGTGCGCCATTACCACCTGATGATGGTGCGCTAGGAGTATTCCCAGCTGCACCATTACTGGATGAAACGCCAGAACCACCGCCACCCGAACCACCAGCAATAGGAATACCGGTAGCATTTGTTCCGCCACCGCCGCCACCAGCGGAAGTAATGGTTGAAAATATAGAATTGTTGCCACTTGTTCCCGCAACATTATTAGTTCCAGAACCAGCACCACCAGCTCCAACGGTAATCGTATAATCAGTTCCAGCCGTAACACTTAATCCTGTACCGGTACGAAACCCACCAGCACCACCACCGCCGGCAACTGAAGCTCCAGCCCTTCCTGAGCCGCCACCACCACCGCCTGCAACTACAAGGTAGTCAACAGAAGTCACGCCAGCAGGAGCAGTCCACGTACCAGAAGCAAGAAAACGCTGAACGATGGAAATAGTTCCACCACTAGCTTTTTTTAACGCTAGGCTAATTTTTGTAAAAGAAAACATTAGAACTCCTTATGCGTAGTTCTGAGCGTAGTTCCCGTACCAATTTGTACCGTCAGCGATAAAGCTCAAAATGTCTTTATTGCCGGTTGTAGTAATCGTCGGTGCGGTATTAGCAGCCCACTTAACACCAGTAAATGTAGCGTTAGCAGTAGCAGCACCGGTCACAATTAAAATAAACGATTTGCCAGCGGTTGCCGTTGGCATCGTAAACGTACACGTATTAGCCGCCGTTAATGTCACTGTCTGAACCGTACCATTGCTTAACGCAATTGTATTGGTTGTAGTCACCGTACCAATGTTGACAACAGACTCGGTGTAGTTAGTGTACGTACCGTTACCTATAGTGACTGCATTAGCAGTTCCGCTAGTAATAGTGACGTTTGGCATCGTCATATTATTTAACGTAGTAACAGTATTTCCAAGTTGGATACCGGTATTACCGAGCGTGATAGATGTAGCAAAGTTTGTATCAAGCTGAGATAACGGGATGGATGTAGTTGCCGTAGCAAAAGTATATGTAACAGGCATTTTAGAACCTCACTCTCAATTCATGTTCGTATTCAAAACCGTTGTACACAACGCCAGCATTGGTCGATGTCACGGTCATTCCCAAGTATTTGCCATACTGCTTGGCATCTGTTTTGTACAACGTGTACCCTGTCGAGCCGGTACTCCAAGTTATTACCGTTGAACTATTGTTAGTCCAAGGAATAGCAATAGAAGAATTATTCAGCCAGCTTATTGATTGATAACCTAATTCAACAACAGAACTAGAACCCGTTTCAGAATCAATTGAAACACTAATGGTTGACGTATTAGTTAATGTGGCTTCAACACCAACCTTTAATGCTTGTTTTGTTCTAATCGGGTCCTTCATCGGATTCAAAGATGTTTGAACATAACTGCTAACACTTGCAGTTGAATTCGCATACATCTTTATGCACGATGTTCCATCTGTACCGTACAACGTAATCTTGCCACCTACCGGCGCAGAAGTAACAAACTTCAGATTGTTTCCTGCGCTAGTAAAAAACCACTTCTTTTCAAAGAAAATAGCTTGTATATATCTGTTGTCGCTCGATGTTCCTAACCCTCCTGTATAACGGAAGTTAAATGCAGAACAAAGAATACTGTTTAACAAAACCTGACCACCGCTAGTATTGCCAGTAACAAAATCAATATTAGGAAATATGCCGTCCAACGAATCCGATATTTTGGATGTGGTCGAACCAACCAACGCATACACACCGTAGTCATTCATAAACAACACAGACCGGAAGTACGGGAAAATGGCATACGCCAACTTCGTACCTACCGATGCACTGACGTTTGTATTCGTAAACAAAGTCGTGCCAGCCGTTGTAACCCTGACGTCTGAAAACACGTTAATGCTATCGTCACCAAAAATATACAAAAAGTTATTGGCTGACAATAGCTGAATAATGTTTCCATGCAATGTCGCGTCAGTAAGCACTACCGTACCAGCAGACACAGTTACAAAGTCACTGTACGAACCAGCAGCAGAATAATAAATAGTTCTGCCGTTAGAAATCCAAACCCGTCCAGAAAACGATTGAATACCTGAGTTAGTCCCGGTATTAATAATTGCTTTAGCCGTTGCGTTGCTACCGCCACCACCAGTAATAGATACCGTAATGTTTGAACTGTTTGTGTATCCAGTTCCATTGTTTGTCATAATGACCTGAGTCACTATGTTGCCGCTAATAATGGCTGTACCGGCTGCATTAGTTCCACCGCCGCCAGCAATGCTGACAGAAATATTGGAGGAATTTGTATAACCAGTTCCACCATTTGTCACCAGTACAGCAACCGTTCCTTGAGCAAACGTCGTAACAGACGCTAAAGCATTTGCTCCTGAACCGGCTCCCCCGTTAAAAGTAATCGTTGGGGAAGACGTATAACCAGAACCAGCCTCAAGCAAAGTAACAGACGAAACGGCGTTAGCCGTAATGGTAGCAATAGCTGTAGCTTGTATTCCGTTCGTCTGATTCGGTGCTGATATAACGACAGAAGGAGCAGACGTATAACCTGTACCTCTACTTACAATTCCAATAGAACCTATTGAACCAACAAAAATTAAACTGGTTGCATCCCACGTAAAGTAACCTTTAGCCGGGTCAATAATTAGAACACGGTCATTTTTCCATTGGCTAATATTCATGCCGCTGGTTGAAAACGTACCAGCAGTCGCTAATGTGCCTTTAGCATTGGTTGTAAGATTAACGTATTCACAACTTCCATCATCTTCAAAAGCTATTAAATAATCATCTAAGCCAATGTTAGCTGAGAAGAAATTAACAACCGTATGGGAAAACGTAACGCTACCAACAGCATCATAAGTTGGCGTAATCTTTAAGTTGGCGTATCCCACCGGCATAGCGTTCTCAAGCCAGAAGAATTCATCGTCTCCAATAGCCGTGCGGTTAGCTTTCGTGTTGACTCCCCGAAAGTTCTTAACAACGTCATACGATTTTTTTTGTTCTGCGGCAGCCATGACCTAGTACGCTCTGGAATAAGGGTCAGGCAGTCTCCGGGTGTAGATGGACGCCTGAACAGCTTGAATCTGTTGCTTGTACTGACCTAAATAAATTTCAGCCTCACCAAACGACTGTTCATAATATTTAGCAAGGTAAGCAGCATAAAACTTAATTGGATTAGAAAACGGGTCGTTAATGTTATCCGTGTCAGACAGATTTACTAAATCTGTTGGCAGGAGAACCGTATCTAAATCAATTACGTAAGCTATGTCAGGAACGGGTCCAATATAGATTTGAGATTGCCCGTAAATGCTATAAGCAACCGGCGTTCCAATGCGGTTCTGCCAATAACGCAGTTGTGCGTTAAAGTCTGTCCAAGCCATATACCGCAACGGTATTCTGGAATTTCCCCAATAGAGATTAATGTTGATGACGTCTAAGGTCAATATTCCAGACGGCAAGCAAGAATAATTAATTACTTCTGAAGGACCGGCGTACTGAAGCGTAGCCGTGCCGTTAGTAAACGGTGTGCTTGGCGGGTAAATATTATCCGCAGACGGGTAATTAGGAGCATCGCTCAAAACACCGCTAACAGTTACCGCATAAATAAAGATATTGGAAAATACGTAATCACCCGCACTTACAGTTAAGCCGGATGACCAAATTACAGGGTTACTTCCACCAGCCACCGGGGTACAAGGCGTTTGACTTGTTTGGACCGTGCGGAGACACCCTGTATCACGGACAACACGCGCTCTAGCACCATTGATGTAATCAGTTAGCTGACTATTGGTGTAAAAATTTGCGTTTGCATCGTGCAACAGGTATCTAACAGCAGTAATGTAGCTTTGCAGGGTCTGCGACATTTACGGTCCATATTAAGCTGCTACGTTGACTTTTCCCCCTGCCTCTTTAGAAGGCAGAGGTACTCTTTCAACCACCGGGGATAACGAGTGGACTTTCTTAGGCGGCTGGTCCGTAATCAGAATCTTTTCAAGGATTTTTAATCCGGCAGGAACATCTGCCTTTGTCTGAATCATTGCCAACCGCGCCATATACGGTTCTTTATCAGGGTCACCATGCCCGAATATGTGACAAACAGCCTCCAGCGGCACCTCTACACTTTCGCCTACTGGAAACGTATAGGGAATGTAGTTGTAGCTGAAGGTTATGGGTTTTTCCCATTTGTTTGTCACATAGACGGTTTGCATAGTTAGAAGCTCACAACATCGCCATACACCCGAATATCAACGGTATTGTCATTGCCAGTGGCAGTGTTTACGTTGACGAACAAGGCTTGGCTGTTAAAACCAGAAACAAGGACATTACCACCAGTTATCGCAATATCTTGGAAAGTGACTACACCAGTAACGCTGGATAGCACTGTGTTTGCGGTAACAAGATTTGCGCCATCGGAGGTAGACGAAATAGAAATATTTGCAACAGACGCATTTCCTGACGGGTTACATACCGTAATTCTACGGATGATTACGTCGCCAGAAGTAACTGTCGAATTTCCTTTTGTCAAACCACCGCTAAGAAAAGGAAGGGCAACAACAGCGTTGCCCGTCGTATTTAACTTAGTTGCTGTAATAGTGGCAATACGCCCCTGACCGAATGAGTCAAGATATAGTTGACCGACTGCATCAGCGTTAGCCATATTGCCCCCTTACGATGCAAACGTACTGCTGACGTTCTGACCACCGTTAGTAGCTAACAGAGTTACAGTATCGCCACCAGAGTTTGTGGTTTTAGCAAATACGTTGACGCCATCAGAAAGAATGACACCACCAGTGTTTGCAGGAAGCACAGTTGAGTTAGAGGTATTGCTTGTAGAAGCAATAATACTAACATTTACTTGTGGAATCAGAATATACACACCAGCCGGAATAACCGTACCGTTACCTGTACTAACAGCAGCAACAGTAGTGGTTAAAAAATAGGCACCAGCGGTATTGGTCTGTGCGCCAGCAAGGATGATTTTATTGGTACTTAGTGACATGGTTAGCTCCTTAGATGCTGAGAGAGTTGTAACCCGACACCACTGACATCGACTTAGGCTTAGTTGAAACCAACTCAGCAATCATCAATACAGCACCAACATAACCAATCTGCCAGTTTGGCAGGGTCGATTCAAATCCAGTAAACACAAACGAACCTTGCTCATGGATATAAAGCGACAGGTAGTTGGTGTTCAGGAAGTAAACCGTACCTTCTGGACAGTAGGGGTCAGGATAAATAGGTACACCAGCAACCATCAAAGCACGGAACGCTGCTTGAGGACCGTTGGAATCGCTGTCAAAGCCGGAACCCGGAGTGATGACGTACTGCTCTTGACCAACAAAGTCTTGAGCCAACAGAGTCCATGTACCAAAACCGCAAACACCAAACGAAGGCACTTCAGCACCGTTTTTAACAGTACCAGAAATGTATTGCAGGATGTTTTGACGAGTTGGGTTCACGTTACCGGCTGTGTACGCCTTTGACTGCCACCAGCTATAGGCTGAACGGCTGATATTGCCGTAGGTGCCTGAAGCTGAAACAGCGGCTGGCAAACCAGTAAACTGTTGCGTGTTAGTGCTGTTGGTGTACAAGGCAGTTGCCATTGCATCCATCATCACGTTAGTCGCATCGTTCATACGGGCTTCAATCAATGGAATGATTGCAGCGTCTTGCTGAACTGCACCTTCCATACCGAGGAACGGTACTGGAGCAATCATCAGCTTCAGGTCGAATTCAGCGTTGAAAGCACCTTGCTGGACTGATGGCTGGTTAAACGAACCAGAGTAGTCAGACCATTGTGCGTTCACAAACTGTGCGCCCTGAACGGGAACGGTTACGGAAGAAACACCACCGGAAGCCTGTTGCGAGTTAGCAATCAGAGCCGCCATTAGCGGAGTCGAGTTATATAATTGAACTACCAGCTTCGGAATGAACGCACGCCGCGTGACGTAAGTCAACTCGGTATATTGCGTACTACCTGTTGCTGGAATGATACCGCCACCAATAGGCATGGTTATCTCCTAAAAAACTTTATCCCCTACTAAATTAAAATCCAATGGGTCGCTTATTTTGACGCAACTCTTGGAGTGCTTTTGATGCTTCGTCTCTAGCTGCACCGACAGGGTTCTTGTAGTATTTACCTAGGTCGAACTTACTGACGGCTGACGGGTTGTAACCTGTTGGCGTTGGTGTAGCGGATTGTTTCATCCACTGCCAGTATTCCGCAGCCGATTCGTGGTTGGTTATGCCTTTTTCCAGCATAATTTTCTCCACTTCGTGAATATCGTCTTCATTCTGCACAAAACCTTTTTTCATCAGCTTATTACGGCGTGATTCAAGGTCGCGCACAGCGTCTTGCTCTCTGTCTTTTGCATCACGTTCCATAAGCCGCTGTTCTAGCTTATCGACATACGATTTAGTGGTATTTTCAATATCCAGTTCAGGAATAACGAGGTCTGGCTTTAATTGCTTAGTCAAACGCAAAACATCTTTTCTGGTTGCTGGATTATCGGAAAGTTCACGCATCAACAACGCTAATTGGTCGCGCTGTTCAAAAGACATATCTTCAAGACTCATTTTTATCCCCTAACTACGTTAGATTACTTTTTTACCGTCACCGGGTTTTTGAACACCCATCTTATTTTTGCTGCCAATTTTGCCAGCAGCATTAAGACCGCCAAATTCTTCATAGCGGGGAGGGTTCGTTACAACACCGTTTTGCTGGTTGTTGTCGGTAGGACGGCGAGGGCTGTTAGCACCTCTTGGTTTAAACAGGTCCATGATAATTCCTTACATTGGAGTGGGTTGAGGTGAAGCACCGCCACCACCGGCACCGGGCATACTCATCGGAGAAGGTGCTGCTCCGGGCATTGGCGGGAGGTTCGGGACCATCGGAGCTTGCGACATTGCACGGCCTTCAGGTGTTGCGCCACCGGCTTGCGGCAAGTTCTGTAGCATCTGGATAATCTCAGATTGCTGGAGTTCATTTGTTTTTTGCTTGCGAGGGCCAATCAAGCCACTCAACGCACGAATAGCGTTCAATGCTTTTTGACCTTCTGGAGATTCACTACCTAGATTTGGCAATGCTTGCTCAATCAAATCCATTGCCATTGCAATGTTTACCATCGCACCTTCACGATTTCCCATCTTAGGTTCTGGCGTAGACATAGGCGCAGACATAGGGGCCGTTGTCGAGTCAGACATTGCGGTGGTGTCAGGAGGTGGGGCCTCAGCAGGGTTACCTTGCTGCTTGCCAATCAATTCCATTAACTTATCGGGTGGTACGCTCATAAATAACCTCTATCGTCTAACTAGACGCGATTAGACCAGACTATCAACAAATGTCAAGTGGGGGAGTATTGCCCCTCCCCCTTGGGATTAATCCACAAGGGACTAATTACTTACGACCTTTACGGCCTTTACGTTTCATGCGTGCCATGGTTATCTCCAATAAGCAGCGGCCAACTTAAAAGAGGAAGTCAGCCATACCTCATCCCTTGCGGGAATTAACGACGTGTCTTACGACCACGCTTCATTTTTTTGTACATGATGTACTCCTATCGTTCACCCATACGGCCCGTCTTTCTTGCTTGACGGGGGTTAAAAGACTTAATGCCCGATACGCGATATTGCATACTCGGCGCAGCTTCAGTCCTCTTTAGTTCGCCGGTCTGTACTCTCGGCTGGTCTGCTTTAGGTGCGTAATCTGGTCTAGTTGCCATTATCCCTCCACCGCTTTCAAATCAGGTTTGCCTTCAGGTTTTTGCTGTGGCTGTTGCGCTTGCATTTTTTCGCGCTTTTTCAATTTATCTATTAACAATTGTTTCATTGGAGGCTCTAAAAGGTCAAGCAGAGATTCTTTATCAATAGCTTGAGCTTTGAACAGATTAAACGCCAACTGACGCATATCTTCCGTAAATATCGGACTGTTAGAGTGAGCGTCCACTTTCACCACATAATCTTTGGTGAATTGTTCAGCAATGAACTTATTGCCTTCTTCATCTTTAAAATGTGTGTTGTCATACGCTTGCATCAGCTTCAAGTAGAGAGTCGCTACCTTTTCTAAGCTGTCTTCAACAATTAGGGCACGTTTCTTTGCGCGAGAACTTCCAAGACGGGCCAACTGAGAAGCATGACCAGCGGAGCGTACACCCTGCTCACCACGACCAGA